TTTTTTTAATACTGAATTGTTGAGCCGAACCAACTACATCAAAAATACCCCAATCATTTGCACCGGCATTATAAAAATTACCAATACGCCATAAAGCCGTACCGCTATTTTGAAAACCAATCCTTGTATCATTGGTAGCAATTGTTTGATTTAATTGCACTAATGTACTTTGGTCATCGTGTACGTCTAATGCACTTCCGGGCGTATTTGTATTAATACCTAAATGGCTTAATGCAGTATCATAAAATAAATTATTGTTACCGGTTATACTTGATGTACCACTAAAATAAGTTACTTGACCGGCTGCACCTGAACCCGTAATTGTACCGGTAGAACTTGGACTTAATAAAAGCCACGACGTTCCGGTATCTCTATATAAATCTAATGTATCGGTTGAAATAAATATTCTACCAACAAAAGACGGAGCCGGTCTATTTGCCAATGTATCAGCAAAAAAAGCCGGGGTCGCTTTTTGGTTTAATATTGATAAATTAATATTAGGCATTAGTTAAATAATTTTTCTTTACTGAAACTAAATTATTTGTTCCACCAGTATTGATAAAAGTTGCTAACAATCTTGTTTGCAAAAATTCTCCGGCATTACCTTCAATTTGAAAACTTTGATTTTGTTGTAAAACAACTTGGTCAATTTGAACGGCATTTGTTCCATAATTAATAAATAAAATACTATTGCAATCGGTAGTAACATAACCATTCGCATCATAAGTAATCATATTTATATCAACATTAATTCTACCGGCTTTTATTTCAAAATTGCTCATTTTTTTATTTTTAAAGGTGTAAGGAATGAATTAAATGGAATATGGAACGCCTACTTTTTTTCCGCTTATAGTAGTACCATAAAAAGATTGATAAGTTTCAATATCTTTTGGCTTACTTACTTCTCTTATTTGTTCTAATATTGGCGTTGTAACATTTTCAGAACTATTTAATTGCATTACTACATCTTGAACCGAACTTGTTACATCAGGCACAAATTCCCCCTTATCCAATGGGTCTACAATTACCGAACCTTTGTACTTCTTTTTACCATTTTTATAAAAATAGTAAACCGCAGCACCACCTAATAACAATAATAATAATGATAAGCCTTTATTTTTCATTTTAACTTCTTTTTAAACTATTCGTGTATGTAATTAATTGATTAACTTGTTCGGCGCTAAATCTATCCGCCGGGTAACTTAATAAAGTTCCGCCAACCAACCAATTCAATAAATCTTTTTTATATTTTTCATTGAATTTAAATGCTAAATAAGATACTTGCGTTTGCGTTTTAAGTGATTTAAAAACGCCTAAAACAGCATCAAAATCATCATAAAAGTATCCGGGTGCATTCCAAATTGTATCAATATATTTATTAACCGCATCATTTTTTATAATTAGTGCATTAGGTACACTTCGCCAGTAATTAGGATTAAATGCAGAACCCGGCTTTGTAATTTCCTTATCTACATTTTTTTCCTCACTACTTTTACTTAATCCAAAACTTTCGGATAGTGGTTTTAATATTTTAGTATATGCTAAATATAAAATAACGCCACCAATAATTAAATTTTGGTTATCCTTTAAAAAATTACTTTGCGCCATTTTATAACATCATTAAAAGTGATTTTAATTTCATTGAGTTCATTTCATCTAATTTTCTTAAATGCTCAATGGTTACACCCTTATCCATTAAGGAATGTAAAATTTTCAACGCCTCATCAGTATCTTCAATTCCGGCAATTCCGGTAGGCGCACCCGTTTTTGAAAACATATTACCAACCAATCCCATAATTCCGGCTACTATTGTTTCTTGTAATTGCGGATTGCTTAACATAGCGTTCAATGGGGATTGCTCCACTTCTTCTTCTTCTTCTTCCATTTCGCCAATACTTTCCAATGCGCTCAATCTTGATTGCATTAAAGCATTTTGCTCTATTAATTTTTCTAATAACATTTCAGTTCGTGGACTTCCAACATTACCCATTTGGTTCATAGGTAAAAATTGTTGAGGTCTATTTAACTGGAATGAAATAGAAGTAAGGATAGGCTCTTTTTTCCTACCCTTACTCACTTTTTCTTCGCTAATAACTTGTATTAGGTATGGATTGTAATTTTCAACATTGTTACGAAGTTGCGTTAATGCCATTTGCAATTCTTGTCTACCAATTTCCTTATCGCCGCTAAAATTATAACGCAAATATTGTGGACTTGGGTTCACACCGGCATACACTTTATAATCGTTACCTTCTGCGGTATCATAAAAATTTAGTACTTCATCAATTGTAAATATTTCGGGTCTAAACGCTGCCATAACAAATAAGATTTTTACATATAATAATAAACGCCAAATGAATAAGCTACACCAGTTGTCGCTAATGCGGTAGGTAAGCTAATATAAGATTTAGTCCAACTAATATCTTGGTCATTCATTTCCGGTAATTCAAACACATAAGCTCCACTACCTTTTACAATGTTAGAAATTGCAACCAATGGCAATTGATAAATCAATTGTAAATCGCCTTGGTATAATGTCAAATAAGATTTACTTAAATCGGCATCAGTAACGCCGGGTAAACCTGACAAAATACTAAACGGGGTTGCGTTAATATTGTAAACCTGTATAGCTTGTATGTGTGCATTTCGAAGCTGGGGCTGGTCGCTAAAAAAGAACTTTGTTAGGCTTGACCCCGAAGCAACGGGGACTTCCAACCCTTGAAACCTTTTTATTCTCATACAATAATTTTATAAATAATAAAATAGGGTGGGGCAATTGCTCCCCCACCTGAGCGGCTTTTATAGTAAGCTATACTATATTTTACCAAACAATTATTTAATCGTGGTAACATTTTGCAGAAGCAAACCTCTCTGCTGAACGCAAATAAAACTATTTGCAGTTATTGTAGCTGGTGCCCCATTTGCAACTAATTGGAAATTGATGTTTGCAGCACCATTCATAACAATACCCGGTTCAACAGGGTAGAATGAATTTTGTGATGCGTCCCATTGGTCTACCGGGAAAACGGTTTGCGCCGTAATACCAACACCGCCTTGTGTTTGTGGAACATAATAGCTACGGAATACATCAAAAGCAGGTACAACTAAATCATTGTTAATAGCTAATGATAAATAACCATTATACAAACTCCATAAATCATCATCACTTGTTCCGGTAAAAGCAGTACTATTTGGATAAGAATATAATTTTGCTTTTGTATCAGTTGCTGAACCAATACCAAAAGTAACACTCCATTCAGTTGCTACAAATATATCTTGTAGGTTCAAACGGCGTTCGTTAATTCTTACCGCTCCATTTTGGGTATCGTTTACCAATACCGGAATGTGATAATTTGCACTTGAAGTAGATAAAGCTACTTCACTTCTTAAATATGATTGTGTAATTTTTGCGTGGTCTACACTATAACCCAATGAACGAACGAGCGCTTTTGCGTTCTCGAAGGTCATTCTTGCTCCAACTTGTGATGCCATTTTATTTAATTTTTATTTTTTTAATTAAAGGTGTAAATGAATGAATTAACATTCTTCGTCTAAACCGGCAATACTTGGTGTCATATACGAAGTATCTACCAATCCTTCACGATTGTACATAGCAGCAATCATAGGTGTTTTATAATCGCTATCAGATGCAACTGCACCAATACCATTAAGAACGCCAAATGATTGAACTAATTTAATACCACCAACGGCAATCATACCATTTGCAAGACCCTGACCGGCAGCGCCTTTAACAAATCGAGGAAGTACTAAACCAACTGCAACCGGGATAGCCGCTTTGATTTTTTCATTCGCTACTGGAACAAATTTAGATACTAATTGAGCGGCAACGCCACCTGCAATTGTATAGGCAACGCTCATAGCAGTTGAACCTACTGCGCCAATGCCTGACATTTTACGACGGCGTCTTGGTGCGCTTTTTCTTTTGTACGATTTTCTACGCATTTTTTTGTTTTTTAATTATTGTTAGAAAAATTTTATTTTAATGTTAAATTACCTAAATCAAATTCATCTTTTGTATTTATAGCATATTCTAATGCTAATAAATTTCTATCCGGTACACTCAATAAATCATACCATTTACCTCTACCACCAAATTCTTTATGATATTTTTGTAAAGCTGCATCTATATAATATCTCCATAATTTTGCAGCCTTATCTATATCATAAGTACCTTTTAGATATTTCTTTGATAAATTTTGTAAAATAGGATTTTTTCTTTGTCTATATAATTGACTATCGTTATCGGCATATAATTGTATCTCTCTTGCAGCATCTTTATCTTTATAAGACGGCATTGAACCAATTTTAATACTTTTACCTAAACCACTAACAACCCTAATATTTACATTATGGCTTTTAGTGTCTTTATGGTTTTCCATTCCATTTACACGGCGTTTATGCGCTGGAATAGTTGCCCAATTTGTATGTTTTGAAGCTGAATATCTTGGTTTAGTTTTTTGAACAACCTTTTTAGCCGCTTTTTTAGGCGCTGCCTTTTTTACAACTTTTTTAGCTGCCTTTTTAGGCGCTGCCTTCTTAACAACTTTTTTAGCCGCTTTTTTCTTTTTTACTGCGCCTACTTTTTTCTTTCCGTAAACTTCTGCAAATGCCTCTTTTAATGAAACACCCGTTTTTTTGCGGATAGCTATTGCCTTTTTAAATTTTTCTTTTGCTATTTTTTGTGCTGCGGTCATTGTATTATTTTTTTGCGAATTGTTTAACTAATAAAAATCCGGCGGCTACTAAACCTAATGTTATTGCAATATTCATTCCGGCTTTTTGAGTTCCTGAACCACCAGTAGCATCACTAATTGGCGGCTTACTTATTAAAGTATTAATTGAATATTCCGTTCTTACTCTTGGACTTCCTTTTACATTAATTGAACTTTTACCCTGAAAATATTTTTCATTTAAAGTATCATTAAATAATTGCGCTACATCACGGCTAACCTGACCTACATCACTAAAACCGCTTTTTGTTCCTGAGGCTCTACCAAATAATTCAAAATATTGTTGTGGCGCATCTTCAAATTCCGCATTGTCTTGCATTTTTTGAATATAAAATGCAACACGCTGGTTAGGGGTCATTTTAGCTAACAATGGTAATCTTGACTTCCATTTAAAAGTACTATTATCAAATGCAGTTAAAAAAGGAAATTGGCTGAAAAAATCCGGCGTTACACCTTCTTTTGTCAAAAGTGCATTTAAAACCTCTTTGCCGCCTTGAAACAAAATACCCGTTCCGGTAGCTTGTAAATTTTCTCTAAAATTGTTTTGATTATTTTCATTTTGGCTACCACCAAAAATATCATCGAAAAAACCACTTATTTGTGGCATATTTTGGAGCGCTCGTGTAACCTTATTAATAGCTACTTTATATTCTAATTCTTTTGAACCTCCCGGCTTTATTTTTCCGCTTATTAAAAGCCTATCCCTATCGCTTACTAATTTATCACGATAAGCAGACATTTCTTTAAATTTTTGTTGTGCTGAATAGCTATTATCTATTCCGCTTAACGCTATTAAACTCATTTTAACTTTTTTATCTTTATAAAATGTTGGTTGTTTACTTTTATCATCAAACCTATCTAAAACCGGGTCTATCCAAATTTCATTTTTAGTTCCGGGATATAAAACCGCAAACACGTGTCCGGGTTCTTTTACACCTTCTTTATAACTTGCAAAACGATACGCCACTGGCACATTCATAATACCTTTCCTTGCTAAACTTGAAAAGATACCATTTGTAAATAAAGCATAACTTTTACAATCCCCCGGCATTGATACAATTGCCGCCGGACTTCTTAATGTTTGATTGCTTGAACTTTCAATGTAATATGGAATATTGTTTTTTAAAAACTCCCAAACATTTTTTGCCGTTTCCTCAACATCTGCACCTACAAAATACTGACTTATTTTATCATATTCACTATCCCATTTATAATGGGTATCAACAATGCCATTAACAATGTCTTTTGTGCTTTGGTCGGTTGTTATAACTTTTTTATAGTTTTTAAACGGACTTAGCTTTTGTAGTATAAAATTTTTACTATGCAAAGAACTTATAATTAATAATGAATGGTAAAGGAACTCTATCAATATTTGCGCTACCCTTCAAAACAAAATTTAATTGCTTTGAAGTGAATAAAATACTTGCCGTATTAACTAAATTTAATAAAGAAGTATTTGCAACAATATTTAGTTCTTTTTCCGAATTACCCGGAATATTAATTAATTGATTAAATGTAACATCGGCAACCTTCTGCCCACTCTCTAAAAATAATTCGGCATCTAAATTTCCAAATGTAGTTGAAACATTTGTAGGATTGAACAATTTTACCCCTAATGTAATTTCAGGGTTCAAAACATTTCCCCCTAATTTAATTCGGGTGGGAATATAGGTTAGGGATTGCTGAAACCTGAATTTATTAAATATCCAGTATAGCGCACCCGCTCCCAGTAACAAACCAATCCATTTTTTAGCTACCATATCATCAAAATTAAGGTTTTTTCCTAAAAAACAAAAATTTTTTAAAAAATGTGTGCGTTGGTTAAACTTTTAGTTTAAAAATTTATATCTTCGCGCTTGTAGGCGCGAAGATAAAATTTAAACCACCTATTTTAAACCACTTAAAACCGGTTTAATTTCTTACACATTCATTCATTTACACCTTTAAAAATAAACCTATTCCATAATCAAGTGTATAGGCACAAAAAAACCGGGTTTTAAACCGGTTCTTTGCTATTGGGGGGATTTTGGGGGATTAATGGGGGTTATTAAGCCAAATACGGCAATAAAATCGTTTTGTGGACTTCTCGTATACATTTATATATTTTGCGCCGGATTTACGGCAAAAATCGGCAAAAGTATCCAAATTTGTAACCTTCCTATATTTTCGGGGGGATATATTTAATTCAGGTTCAAAAAAAACTATTGTTGAATAAGTATTTTTCATATTTTTGTATGGTAAGTGAATGAAATAATGGTTAGGGTAATCATTGTTTTGTCTAAACCGGTTAATTTATTTAACCGGTTTTTTTTTGTACGCTAACATCAAAAATTCAATATCTTGTTTGGTTAAGATTGTATCGTTATATTTAAATCTTATTTGGTTATTTACTTTAACCATTTTAATAAGACCGCTTTTTAGCATCTCAACTAAAAATTTTTTAAAAGTTCGTTTCGTTATCATTTTGATTATATGTGTAATTAAAATATTGTTCTGCCTTATCTTCAAAATACCCTTCTTTTATTCTATCTCTTACTGGTGTATGATAAGATAGTGCCTCAATGCAACCACTTATAAAACTTACATTTAATTGGTCTTTTTCTTTTATAAGAAAATGCTCAAACATCATTAATGAATAATCGCTTAAATGAAAATTTCCTTTCATATAATCAATTAATTCTTGCATTGCGGTTTTGTTAAAATCTTTTTTCATAAAGGTTATTATAATTTTTTGTTATTAGGTTTTTTTCAATCCATATTTTACAAAGTTTCTTTGCATAACTTGTTCCCTTTGCGGTTACTTCCTGAATTTCTGCAATAACATCTTTGTATGGTTTTTCAATTGCCAATATTTGCAAAATCATTTTTTTATGGTTCATTTCATTAAAATTCAATGGGTCAATTTTGTTTGTGTTTTCCGGCTCTTTGATGCTATCCATTTGACGCCATTGGTTATCATAATTCATTAATACAACCGGTTCAAAATCTTCCGAACTTCGAAGGAAACGAGGTTGCAAAGTGAATGTTTTTTTCTCTTTGTCTTTAACTACTTCCAAAGTAGAACTCGCCCATCTATCACAATTTGAACCCAAATGACCCAGTGTTTGATTGCCTAACCCTTTGCCTTGATGCAAAACGCCAATAAATAGACAATTATAAATTTTTGTAAGTTTCTTAAACCAATTAACAAGTTTGCGGCTCTCTACTTCGTTATTATAATCAAAAATAAGGTCTAAAATTCCATCTATTATAACAACCGGGCATTCAGGGTTATTTTCTAAATACGTTTCAATTAACGCCCTAATTTCATCGGGGTTATCCTCACGAACCGAATAAAAGTGCGCCCATTCAGGTAAACCATTAATACCGGCAAAGTTTTTAATCTTATTAACTTGTCTAAAAAAATCGTATTCGGATTGCTCCGTATCAAAATAGGCAATTTTGCGCCTACCTTCCGGAAAACGAAATTTCATACCAAACATATCGCCCGGCATAAATGCACTTGAAATAGCGGCGGCAAGGAAAGTTGATTTCCCTGCCTTTGCCATTCCGCTTAAAATTATGAAGTTTTGAATAACGCCAATCGGTAATTCGCTAATTGTAAAAACAACCTGGTCTTTTGGGGGGATAAAATCGGGATTGTATTTTCTTTTGGCTAATTTTTCGGGTAGGGTTATTGTCTTGTCTTGTTCCATTAAATATTTTGAATAAATCCGAATAAAAATAGTGCAATTATAAACACTATTAAAGCCTGAATTTCATTACTACATTTGAATAACATTTGCGGTATCTTCTTTTGCATCTTGTAATTTTTGAAGGGTTTTAAAATATTCATCAGTTAGCGTTTGAGCCTCTTTTAAAATCATTGATGGGGTATCTTTGTACGCTCCGGGATTGCCTTCCTTTGCACATACTATTGATAATAAAACTTGCTCGTATTTAGTAAATCCGGGTATTGCGGCAATAATTCTGCCAAATTCATCTTTAATAGGCATACAAGGGTATGCCGGTGCATTAGTTTGATATTTCATTATTATCATTTTTATAAGTTTCTAAATAAGGTATTTTTAATTTATCAAGTAATTCTTTATAAGCATCAGCCAATTTTAAAACATCTCTACTATCTTGTAATGAAATAGTAATATGCTCGTGTTTACTTGAAAAAGTTATACTAAATGGACTTGAATTAATAGATGGACTTAATTTTAATTCTAATATTTTTTCAGGTTCTTTATTATAAAATTTCATCTCTTATATATTTAGATTTTAAAGATAGGCGGATAGTTACTCCACCGGTTTCATTTTCCCAAATGTCAGTTATTAATTCTTTCATTAAATTAACTTCGTGGGGTTCGATTTTAATTACTCTTACAATTTCATCATCAATTGTGCAAATATTAAGAAAAAATCGATTTTCTATTTTTTTAGATTGTTTTGTCTTGTTCATTTTGGAAAGGGTTTTTTTCTTGAATTGAAATTGATAAAAATTTGTTGTTTGATTTGCCAAATTTGACCCAACCGGCAACCTCATAAAATTTGCCGTCTAATTTTACCCAACCTTGATAATCGGGTTGTTTTTCATTTTTTTTGTTCGTTACGGCGTTCATTGAGCCATAACCATTCAGAAGGGATTGAAGATACTCGTTTTTCATTTTTTTTTGTTTTTTTAAAGTAAAGAATAAAAGATATAAAATAGGTTAATAAGTAAACTATTATTGTGAGCGGAATAGACACAACAAATAGATATACTATTGCAATAAATTTTATTAGTAATTTTTTCATTGAAATGAATTTTCCAACATTTTAATTTCTTGATTAAAATGCTCAATTGATGCATCAATTAGAATTCTAATTTCAAATGCTAAATCAAATGGAATGTCATTTTCATTAATGGAAAGAAATTTTCCCCCTGAACCATAAAAGAAAATTGTAACTTGTTCAAATGGGGTAAGGGAGCGGAGCGCCTCTAAACGCTGAATTTTGGATTGCGCTGCGGCAATTTGACCCAAAATTTTTTGGTCGGTGTTGAATGTCATAAGATAGGGTTTTTTGTTTTGTAGGCTAAAATTATACATAAATAATTGAAACCACCAAATATTTTTTATTATAGGCATAAAAAAACCCCCAAAATAGACATTTCGGGGGTAATCTTCCTTACTTGTATTTAACCCTATCTATAACAAAAATAAATCGGCTTCCGCCTTCCTACGCCTCGTTAAACCGGGTATTTCAACCAATATACCGGCTGAATTACGCCCTTTATTCCATTTTAAGAACTCCGCCGCTACTTCGCTTTTAGGACTTCCGGCGTTTAATTTTCTTAATAAAGTAGACCTTTGTAACGCTCCTAAGCCTAAATTATAGGCAAAAGAGGTCAAACTATCTAATTGGTTTTGATTAATGGGTACTTTAACGAGCTTTTTAACGCCAGTGGCAAATTTTCCGGCATCTAACCTTAACCAACGGAGCGCCGTTTCTTTGTCGATTATATCGCCTTCCTGAACCTTACGTTTTGCGTCGTGGTTATATGTGGAACCAAAACCAATTGTCCAAATATTACCGGTGTCCCGATAACTTTTTAGGCGTTCGCCTTCAAAATCTTTAATGAAGTTTAAACCCTTTGCAGAAACTCCCATAGCGGTTGCGGTTGTAAGTAATAAGACAATTGCCGCCACAATTATAATTTTTGTGGTGGTTGTCATTATTTCCTATTGTTTAAATTAATATCACTATCCTTTGCGGCTACTAAACCTAATCCGGTTAAAATTGCCGTAACTCCGCCCGGAATATCGCCTTTTACAATTGTTGCAATACCGGTAATTAATGTACCGATACCAAATAAACTTGTTTTCCAATTTTTAAACATAAAATATAATTTTAGTTACCATAATAATTGGTCTGCATAATATCCGGCGCTGCCTTTTATATGCCTGTCCTTTTCGTGTCTAATTTTATATGCCTTACGGCGTTCATCTGCAATCTTTTTACCGCAATATTTTAAATAATAGGGATAATCTAAATAATTCCTATCCCCAATACTTACTATAAAATTTCCATACACATCATAAACATCAATTTTCTTTTTGATGTTTTCGCTTGGCAAAACAATTACATTTAATTTTTCTGCCTTCTTTTTTGTGTATAGTAAAATCTTATACATTTATTTTTTAGTAAAAAAATCAAGTTTTGTTTCAATTCGTGCCAACCTATCTAATATTTCACTATTAGTATCGTTATGCTTCAATAAATCTTTTTCAATTTTATCTAAACGGCTTTTAGTGGTAAAATAAAAACCACTGGCAACCGCTACGAATGTGAATACACTAATTATCAATTCCGTTTGCATCATTTTCTACTTTATCATCTTTAAGTATTGCTCTTGAAATTACATTGAAACTATTAGCCGCTAAAAAACTTGCGTCCATATTTTCAAAAATTCCGCCTTTACTTGCAGCGTCTAATACTTGTTTAATTACGTTTAATGCTTGTTCGTTTGTCATAGATTTTTATTTTAAGGTTTAATTAAGCTAAGGTAAGATTTAATTGTGTAGCCGCCCATTCATACGCCCACTCATTCACATCACTTTGCGTTCCCCATTGGTCATACGTTGGTATGCCCATTGTTAAATTTCCGTCTGCAAGTTTAGTAGCGTCAGCATCTAATAACTGCCAATAAAAAGTTGCACTATTTAAAAGATTATCATTAATGATAATTAAATTAAAAAGGGTTGCGGTTACTTGTAGTCCGTTTACCCAAAGGCTAAAAGGTTGTATTTGTTTCATATTATTTTATATTTAAACTATTTTAATAAATCTATATACTACATCATTTGGATTACCGCTTGTTTGTCTTGCCTGTACGTTATTTCCGCTTAAAGTAATAAATAAATTACTTCCATCTGTTTGTTGTAAAATTCTTGCTGAAATTGCATCAAAAGAAATTATTGCATATGCACTATAATTAACTGGTGAACCTGCACCATTTGGCAAATCAACATAAATAATATATAAACCCGCTTCACTCGTAATAGTGAATATTGTGGTAGCAGTATTATTAGGAATTACAATACCTGATAAAAAAGATGTTCTAAAACCGCTTGCAAAAGTAGTTCCATTAACTTGTAGCTTACTTCCGTTGTCTGTTGTTGTTCCGATTAGTAGGTTACCAGTAGTTTTTAATGTTATATTTCCAGCACCAACACTTCCACCACATTGTAATAATAAATCTTTTACAGTTCCACCCCCTTCTGTACTATATAAACCAAATCTTGAATTATTATTTTCTATGTATGCAGATGCTAAAGCATTTGTAGATTCTCCTTTATATACAAGATTTCCAGTTGTTAATATTTTTAATCTTTCAGTTATAGTTGTTCCGCTATTAGTTCCATTTGTATAAAAAACTAAATCGCTTCCATTTAAGGCATCAATACTTGCCCTTCTAATTGTTGCGTTACCAAATGTTAAACCTGAACTATTAGTACCATTTGATATAATTTGTAATAAAGAATAACCAGTTGCGTTATATAAAGTACCAAATTTTCCGCCGCCACCAAAAGAATAAATATCAGGCGTGGAAGTTCCAATACCTAAACTTCCAGCACCCGTTAAGGTCATTAATCTATTTGCTAACTTATCATTCCAAAAGGATATTTCACCGCCTGTTGTATTTGAGCTTAATTGTAAACTATTAGAATTTGTGCCTATAATACCAGCACCCACATAAATTGAATTATCTGCATAAACTATACCCGTTACTCTTGCTGCACCATTGACATCAAATTTATATCCGGCATCAACGCTACTTCCAACAATAAAATTTCGTGCTGCCGATATTCTTGCCGCCTCTTGCGTGTTAGTACCATTATAAATACCAAATAATATTGGACTTGCAGTTGTGCTACTATTAAAAATAGCAAGTTCGCCGCCGGTAGTACCCTGAATAAAGTTATTTACACCAGTTGCCAGTCCTAAACCTATTAGCCTCGTTGCA